ACCAAGCCATCTGGGATCTAGAAAATAAATTTTTGCTATCTTCAAATATAGGTAAGTGATGTCTTCAACTCTGCTACACTATGCTGACACCAACTATAGGAGGCACTATGCAAACTTTTCTTCCACTGCCAGATTTTAAAAAATCCATTGAAATCTTGGACTACCGCCGTTTAGGTAAGCAACGAGTTGAGACTTTTCAAGTTTTAAATATCTTACTTGGTCGTACTGAATCTAAAGGCTGGGTTAATCACCCTGTTACTAAAATGTGGAGAGGCTATGAGGAAGCCATGAAGGTCTATCAGAATTTTACAATATCTGAATGGATTCGTCGTGGTTATAAGAACACTATGTCTTTTGAAATTGTAGATGAATCTGAAGTTGTTATGCCATTTTGGTTTGGTGATGAAAGAATTCATCGTTCACATCGTTCAAATTTATTGCGTAAAGATTTCAACTACTACTCTCAATACTTTGATGAACCTACAGATATTGAATATTACTGGGCTGTCCAATGAAAAGAGATGAAAAGCAAGAAATCAAGCGTGATAAGGCTAAAGCAGTCAAAAACTCTGGTAGAGGCTTAAAGAAAGGTGATGCTACTTATCATAGTTTTGTTCTTGATTATAAGCATAATACTTCAACATTCACTCTGTCTAGAGAAGCTTGGATTAAAATGCGAAAGGATGCATGGAGATCCAACTATAAATATCCTTGCATTTCTGTTGTTCTAGGCGAGGATTCCGATATCAAGGTTGCTATAATTGACTGGGATGTTTTTAATGATCTCATAGAAGGAACAACATATGAGTAAAATAATTATTGCAGTTGGAGCCATTTTTTTTGGTTCAATATTTGTATCAATGTATTTAATGTATAAAGTGTACGAAGAAATAGAAAACGACGATTGGAACTAAAATGGAATTAACATTTGGAAGTTTGTTTGCTGGGGTCGGAGGTTTTGATCTTGGTTTTCAAAATGCTGGCTGGGAAAGTGTTTGGCAAGTTGAGTGGGACAAAACGTGTCAATCTGTTTTAAACAAGCACTGGCCTGATACTGATAAATATTTTAATGTTCAAGATGTTGATGGTGCAAAAATTAAGCCCGTCAATTTGATTACCTTTGGTTCACCATGTCAGGACTTGTCAGTTGCTGGGAAGCGCGCTGGTCTTGATGGTGATAGATCATCAATGTTTTACGAAGCAACTAGAATCATCAAGGAGATGAGAAATGCAACAGGAAATGAATACCCAAAAATCGCAATCTGGGAAAACGTACCAGGTGCCCTCACAAGTAATAAAGGAGAAGACTTCTCAGCAGTCATTGACGAAATGGCAAACATCGGGGCATTGGCAATTGAATGGCACATCTTGGATGCACAATGGTTTGGAGTCCCACACAGAAGGAGAAGATTGTTCCTTATTGCTAGTTTCTGTCCTACAATCGTTAGCAGATGTGGAACACAAATACTACCTGTCCCCGAAGACAGCGACGGGAATCTTAAGAAGAGCCGAAAGAAGAGGAAACAAGCTTCCACCCATGCTCTATCAGGCTCTGATCAAGTTAGCGGACCAACATACGGATTCAATCACAAAAACGGAATAGATCCACAAGTATCTGAAGAAGTATTCCCAACAATGCGTGTTGAAAGTGGTGGTAACTCTGTAGCACAACCTGTTCTTTATGGCAAGACTGGTTTTGGTAATTACCAAGAAGGTGGTTCAACATTTAGGGCTACTAGTCATAAGCGACCTGATGAGAATTTTGTTATGCATACTGTTGAATCTTTTGTCAAAGTTATTCGTTCTGGTGCTAGAGATGCTGACGGTAACTTACCGCCAGAAGTTTGGCGACAAGAAGACGTTAGCCCAACTTTGAACGCTTTTGATAACAATAGTGAATCGCGTTCAACTGTTCTAATTGTTGATGGTACGAGGGTTAATGACGTTCGTGTTTATGATGATGGTATTGTGCCTACTCTTATGAGCAGAATGGGAACTGGTGGTAATCAAGTTCCTTTAATTGCTGAGCAAGCGACTGCTATCCCCATTCAGGGCACGATCATTGGTCGCTCAGACTCCGCTGGACCAGCAGGAAAAGGGTTTGGTGAACCAAATGACCCCTCATACACATTAGACACTGTGTCAATGCATGCTGTATGCACACCAGAATTGATCCTAAGAAGGCTTACACCTATTGAATGCGAGCGATTGATGGGATTCCCTGATGACCATACAAGATTTGCCGATAATGGTAAAGAGATTAGCAATACTAATCGTTATAAAATGATTGGTAATGCTGTTGCTGCACCAGTTGTTGAGTGGATTGCTAATGAATTAAAGAAATATTGTTACTAATAGTGATACTATATAAAGGAGTATTATGGCAGATATAATTGTAAATCCAGACTGGTTAGCTGAACAGATGGGTGATAAAGCTGAAGAGTTCTTAGAGTCTATGAGAATTGTTCAAGACATTATTGAAAACCCAGATTTCTATGTTGGAGCACAGGCTTTGAAGTATGCCAATGTTCTTGCTGGGTATAGAACCATGATGATTGTTAAATCTCAAGTTTATAAGCGTAAGTCAAGTATTATGGGCGAACAAGATAAGTTTGTCAACGATATTTGGAAAACTATGTATGAAGCATTGGTTGAAAATATCAACGTGCTTAAAATAATTGGAAAAGGAAATAACTAATGAAAGCACTTAAGGCTTTAAAAGCGCCAAAAGAGGAATCAACCCCTAGAGAAGAAAATGTTGAAAAAACATCTGCTGATCTTGAACAAGAGTTGATTGAAAAGATTGATGCCTCATTCCTTGACAGAAATGAAAAGAAGATAAAGAAGGTTGGTGGATTTCACCCTAGTTATACAAACCAATGTGCAAGATACTGGTATTATCTATTTAATGGTGTAGAAGTTGAAACTTCATTTAACCCTCAGACTTATCGTATCTTTGATAATGGGCATAAAGTTCACGAACGTATTTATACTTATTTAAATCATATGGGCATCCTTGTTGGAGAGGAAATTCCAGTAACTTATGATGATCCGCCCATTGAAGGCACTGCTGATGGTATAATTGACTTCTACGGGCGAAAGCTTATTGAGATAAAATCAATCTCAATGGAAGGTTTTGAATATAGGAGAATTTATAAGAAGCCAAAGGATGATCACTTTAGGCAAGCACAAATCTATATGCGCTGCCTAGATCTACCACAAGCTTTTGTTATTTATGAAAATAAGAATAATCAACAAATTCTACCAATTCTAATTGATAGAGATGATGCTTTTATTGACAAATTATTTACGAAATACAGGAAGTTTTATAAAAACTTCACAGAGAATACGATCCCTGATCAACCATACAAAATGACATCTAAAAATTGTGGTTCATGCGATCTGTATTCTCAATGCTGGTCAGGTACGAATGGAAGCAAGAAAGAAGAGCACGAACCTTTTTAAAGAGATTTTTTGTGCTAATGATGAATGCCTTGTAAGTTTTGTCCCCAAGACTTACAACGGCATTTATTGTTCATCAGAGTGTAGAAAAGTAGTTACTAATAGGAAACTGCTTGAAAAGTATTATACTGATAAATCAAATAAAACTAAGAAAAGAATTTGCATCACTGAAGATTGTTCTACAATCTTATCAAGGTATAACAAAGAGAAAATATGTGAAAGGTGTAAGACTGAAAGATATATTGCAAGACTTGTTTCATGGGGATGGGATGAAGAAAAAATTAGGAAAGAGATGTTATGACTGTTTCCTCAATGCTTTCCACCATGAAAGCGTGTCGCGTAATATCGCTAGATCCAGCATCTCACTCTTTAGCCTGGGCTGTTCTTGATATGGATAAGAATGGAATTAAGATAGTTGATTGTGGTAAGATTGATTACTCACTTATCCCTGAAATATCCAATAAGTTTTCTAAGATTAAAAAAGAAATGCCTTTGATATGTGACAAGTATAAGCCAGATGTAGCAGTTATTGAACAATCTATTTTTATACAAAACTTTCAAGCCAGCCGTATCTTGTCTTATATAATTGGGTTTACTTGGGGTGAACTAGATGACTATTGTAAAATAGTTCAAGATGTAAACCCCTTGAAGTGGAAGTCTGGTATTGGCTATAAAAATCTTACAAAGAAAGACAGTAAAGATTTAAAAGATAAATATGGTGAAAGAGGAATACAGAAAAGACTATCTGAAGAAAGAAAGCAGCGTGTCAGAACTATATTGAATAATGTATTTCCAGACTTTGATACGACTGCTGTGGATAGCGATATTACCGATGCTATTGGCATTGGCTTGTGGTATGGAGTATCTAATGGCTTTAGAACCTTATAAAGATAAAGAATTTTTATACGAAATGTATGTTAAAAGACGAATGAACCTTACAGATATTTGTAAGTTGTTGCAAAAAAATTATAACGTTGAATTAAGCCCTCAAGCATTATATAACTGGGTTAAGAAGTATGATCTACTTAAGTACCGGGGCAAAGGTCGTAATCTTAAAAATACGTCTAATCGTCGACCTAAGTCTCCGATGCAAGAGTTGGTTGAAAGAAAGAGAAGAGAAATGCAGAAAGCGAATGCTTTGAAAAAGAAAGGTAAATTACGATGAGAAGAAATGTTAGTATTAAAGACATTACAACCTTTGCTCACCTAGATATGATTTATAATCAAATCAGAGTTCTAGAAGCAAAACAAAATTCTACTGAGTATAAATGCTTGGGGTCGGGGAGTTGCTGCCGTATTGGTTTAACAATTCCTATGATGGAGTGCGCCAACATTGCTTTCCATCTTCGTCAGGAATATTATTTAAAAATGGAAGGTTCTGGTGAAGAAGAAGCCGATAAGTGGATTCAGTCTGTTATAGATTCATTAAAAGATGCTATGCAGGATGAGACTTATAAGCCCGGTGGTGAAACTGAAAGACATTGTGCCTTTTATAAGGGTGGTTGTACTATCTATGGCTTTAGACCGTTAGTTTGTAGATCATTTGGTACTATTACTAATGTTGACGATTATTGCCCAAGAATAAGAAATGAAAATGGTGTTATTGATCATTATGGTGGTCCAGCAGTAAAAAGGATTATTGAAGATTACCAAAGTCTTTTGAAACAGTATGCTTCCGATAAAGATCAGAATTACAACTTGACGGTGTATATGCCTCTAGGTGTTCTTAGTTTCTTGCTCACAGATGAGGAACTAATTGAACTAAGAGACTCTACTCATGACAGATTCTGGAACGGTATTATTGGCTGGTTCAACTACAGAGTTGAATTTACCAAGACTCATGGATATGGTCGGGATATTCTAGAAAAAGAATCAAAGGAATCTGGAATCCCCATTGCATTTTTATTTGGAGTTAATGATGCTTGATGATTATAATTTTGAAAAATTAAAAATGACAAATGATGAAGTTTTATCTTTAAACAAAGAAGAGTCTTTAACTAGATTAAATTCTTTAATAGAAGAGTCTAATAAAATTTACGAATTTGGAATTAACAAATTTATCATTGATGAAAAAAAAGAATTATCCAATACATGCATACTTTTTTCTGGCGGTAACGATTCAACAATTCTATTGCATTTATTTAAAGATTTAGCAAATTTTGCTATACACATAGATACTGGCATTGGAATTCCTCAAACTTATGATTATGTTAAAAATGCTTGTGAATGTTTCAATATTACATTAAAAACATATAAATCTGATGAAAAAGATAGTTATGAAAATATAATAAAAAAGAATGGGTTCCCTGGTCCTGTCCAGCATTTTTTAATATATCAAAGACTTAAAGAAAGAGCGTTAAGGAAAGCTGTAAAAGAAAATAATATACCTAAAAAACAAAGAATTGTTTTTTTAAGTGGAAAGAGAAGGG